TTGGAACTGGAAAGCCAACGGCTCTGGTGTAACCAACACAGACGGCTCTATAACATCTACTGTGTCTGCTAATCAGGATGCTGGGATTAGTATTGTTACTTATGCTGGCACAGGTGCGCCCATGACATTTGGACATGGATTAGGGCAATCAGTTGACTTTATGCTTGTTAAGACCAGAAACGTGGCAGATGGCTGGGTCGTTCATCCATTTTCTGTATATGGTACATCCTATATTTTGTCGCTTAACTCAGACATTGGGATTTTTAGTGATTCTGTATGTTATACGAACAATTCTACTGTTATTGGTTTTAATGCTAGTGGTGCAAGAAATACGAGCGGAAGAACTTATGTAGCATATTGTTTTGCAGAAGTAGAAGGTTTCAGCTCCTTCGGAAGCTATGCCGGGAATGGCTCAAATGACGGCCCCTTTATCTACACAGGCTTTAGACCTGCTTTTGTTATGGTAAAGCAAACAAATACATCAGGTAGGAGCTGGGAAATTAGGGACTCCGAACGTCAACCCTATAATGATGGCACGAGAAACATACTACGGCCAGACACAGCTGATGCGGAACAAACTGGCCCATATCCTATAGACATTTTGTCTAACGGGTTTAAATTAAGATACAACGGCTCTAGTATAAATAGTTCTGGAAGCACATACATATACATGGCATTCGCAGAAAACCCATTTAAATACAGTAACGCAAGGTAACTAAAATGAAATACTACAACACAGAAACACAGACAGTAGTTAGCGAGAGGCAAGTAGTTAAAGCCAATCCTAACACTTCATTTGCGTTACCCTTCAGTGACGCGACACTGGCCTCTCTCAACTTGGTCAGACTGACTGACGACACCAAGCCAGACTATGACTCAGCTACCGAAATAGTTATTGAAGATGTCATAGAGGTACGCGATGGCGTTGCTTACCAGACTTACAGCGTAATAGATAAGCCAGCCGAAGCCATAGCTAACGAACTGGCTAACAAGAAGGCTAACGTACGGGCACAGCGTAATGACAAGCTGTCTAGAACAGACTGGGCGGTTCTGCCTGATAGCCCACTGTCAACTGACGACAAGACTGTCTACGAGAACTACCGAGCTGCTCTACGCGATGTACCTGCACAGGCTGGCTTCCCAGATAACGCACTGCCAGAAAGTCCTGACGAGTCACCATATGATTCATGGACATACGACAGCACAGCATTTGTCTGGAACGCACCATTACCTAAACCAGAGGGTGAAGCGTACTGGGATGAAGATACTTACCAAGAAGACAACACTACAGGGTGGATACAAATATGACAATTATCAGAGATTTTGCCAACGTATCAGGCGGACTAACTAGTACGGCTACAGAGCTTAATTACACCGATGGTGTAACTAGCAACATACAAACTCAGCTAGACACTCTGGCCACCGTCCCTCCTGTTGGAACCCAAACAGATAGTTATACCCTAACTACTGCTGACACAGGTAAGTACGTTCAGGTAGGCACAGGTGGCTCAATTACGATACCAGATGCTACGTTTTCCGAAGGTGACGTTGTTAGCCTGATAAACAATACATCCGGGGACATTACAGTAACTTGCTCAATCACTACTGCTTATGTAGGTGGTACAGACGCAGATGTTGCAAGCGTAACACTAGCGACCCGTGGCTTGTGTACCATATTCTTTCTTTCTGGAACTGTTTGTGTAATTAATGGGAACGTGTAATGGCAAGTATTCTTCAGTTAATGTGTGGCGCGTCAGCTACAGGTGGGATTACAGCTAGTTTGTTCGTACTCGCAGGTGGCGGGTCAGGCGGGAGGGGTACATCTGGTAGTGGTGCTGGCGGCGGTGGCGCGGGTGGTGCGGCTATAGAATCCGAATATCAGTTGACTCCCGGTACTGTATACACTGTAACCATAGGTGCTGGTGGCGTTCAGACTTACTATACAAACGATGGTAATCATTCATATTTTGGTACTGTTCAGGGTATTGGTGGCGGCGGCGGTGGGTATCGAACCGGCAGTAACACTGGTCGTAATGGTGGATGTGGAGGCGGTGGTGCCATTGGTAACGCCGGTGGGGTAGGCTCTCAAGGTGGTAATGGTGGTTCGGGTGGCGGTTCGAGCGGCGGTGGCGGCGGTGGCATGAATGGTAATGGTGGTTATGGCGGCGGTAGCGGTATCGCTTGGGAAGGGCAAGGTACTTTTGGAGGCGGTGGTGGTGGCTGTATGCCTTATGCTGGTTCCGGTGGCGCTGGTGGCGCTGGCGGTGGCGGTCAGGGAGGTGGTTTTTACACTGTAGCTTATGCTGGTAGTAATGGTTATGGCGGCGGTGGCGGCGGCGGCGGTTATGGCAATGGTGGTGATGGTACTGGTGATGGTGCTAACGGTGGTAGTGGTCGAGTAATGATGAAAATATTAACTGAGAATTATACAGGAATAGCTACAGGTTCCCGTACCACAGTAGTAGATGGGGACTACACTATCGTTCGCTGGACAGGTTCAGGGAGTTACACAGCATGAGCCATTTTGCAAAAGTTGAAAACGGCGTAGTTACGCAGGTTATCGTTGCAGAGCAAGACTTTGTGGACACACAAGAAGGCACTTGGGTGCAGACTTCTTATAACACTCGCGGCGGGGTTCATTACAATCCTGAAACTATGGAGCCAGATGGTGGCGTAGCATTAAGAAAAAACTATGCGGGTATTGGTCATACTTACGACTCAAACAGAGATGCGTTTTACGAACCAAAACCTTTCCCAAGCTGGGTGTTAAATGAAACGTCTTGTCTGTGGGGGGCACCGATTCCAATGCCAGAAGATGGAAACATGTATATGTGGGATGAAGATGCGTATCAGTCAGACAATACAACAGGCTGGGTTATATATGAACTTCCATCCGAATAAAATCCAAGGACGAAAAATATAACAATGATAAATTTATTTAATAATAAAAAGATTATAATTAAAGCCTATACAAACATGAATACGGGTATACACAAATATTATCCACCAACAAAACCAAAAAAACCCGCATGGTTTAAAAAGCTACCGTCACTGACACCACTGCAAACAGCTAGAGCTTTTCTTCAGAACGGCGAAGGTCGCAACATAAAGACCTGCCCCGCTTTTGCTAGTCTTTATAGCCGGGGGTTTATGATTCCTTTGTGGTCTGATTTGTATTTAAACATAGGGAAAATCGGCACAGAGGATTGGCAGTATCAATTTGCAGATACGCGAAGCTCTATTAACCAACATACTTATAGCCAATACAAAGGTATGGTAGATGAAAATTATGTCCATTTAAAACTCGAATCACCGTGGAATTTATACTCAGATAAATCAGTAGATTTTATAGCTATGAAGCCAGCATTAGAAATTAAATCTTTGCAGGGATTAGAAATATTAACGGGAGTGGTTAATTTACATAAGCAGACAACTAGCGATGTTAATTTATTTATAAAGAGAGAGCCTGAAGAAAAAGAAATTATTATCAAAGCAGGAACTCCTATATATCACTATATTCCGCTACAGGATGCAAAAATTGAGCTGGATGTAAGGACATTATCCAAAGAAAGCGATGAATTTTTAGACACAAGATTAGTACCGCAACAATGTTTTGCAGGCTCAATATATAAAGAAATTAATGACTAATACGACAAGAAACCGGATAACTATAGGTTAGAAAAATGATAGAGGTCATGGCGGCAGTTAGCCTTGCAAATAGTGCCTTCAATGCCCTCAAGTCAGGATTGGAAAAAGGTAAAGAACTGCAAGACATGGGCGAGACTCTTGGCAAGTTCTGGGATGCCAATGAAACTATCTCGCAGGCTGGCATTGAGAATGAGACAGCCACCTACGCCAAAAAGCTGTTGCAGGGCAAAAGTATTGAGTCACAGGCATTAGAGATAACAATAGCAAAAAATAAAGCAAGAGAGATGGAGAACGAGCTGCGTGAATTCCTGATTTATTCTGGGCAAGGTGAGTTCTACCGCGAAATGTTGCGGGAAAGGCGGGCTATCAAGAACCAGCGTCTTCGGGAGAAAAGGGCGCAGGAACTAGCCAAAAAAGACGCGATGGACTTGGCTCTTATTGTTTTCCTTTTTGGTCTAGGTGGGGGTGTACTAGCCGCTATCGTTGCTTTAATAGCAGAAGCCCAATAATATAAGCATGTATAACTTTAAGTCGTAGAAGGAAGTAGTTATGGATTTTCAAGTGTTATTTAACGTCGCTTTGTCGGTTGTAATGATGTTATCCGGTTGGATGATCCGATCAGTCTACGACGCAATTAATAAGTTGAGGAGCGATCAAGTACAGTTAGAGAGGTTACTGTATGCGGATTTCGTTAAAAAAGACGATTATCGAGAAGATATACGGGAAATTAAGTCAATGCTTTCGGGCATCTTTAATAAGCTGGATAACAAAGAGGATAAAAAGTAATGGAAA